GTAGACTGTCGCGCTAAAAAAACGCCTTGTGAGCGTGATCCCTTAGCGCTGTTGCATCTACGGCAAGCGCTGACCATATTCTCTAAATTGATGGGGTCTCCTCCGGACTTGATGCTTTGTATATGATCCACAGTATCGGCATCTTGTCCACAGTAGTAGCACGTGTAGCCATCCCTAGCTAGGACTATTAAACGCTGCGCTTTGTACTTACGTGTAAGCCTTGGATCCCGTCTACCGTGCACCATTAGTAATGACCAGTCTTTTTATGAAAGGCTAAAGCTTTACACGGAGTGAGGTATCTATGCTTAATGTACTTAAGTCCTAAGTCTATCTGTATATATGGATCATTAGCTTTAAGCTTAAGTAGCTGTGGTATGCCGTATGCAGTGCTCTTAGGGTTATCTGCTCTTGGGTTCCATCTACTCTCTTTATACCAGAGTAGCTCTAAGCATCGATACTGTTTAGCATCCTTAAGCTTTATATGTGCATAGAGTTTGTAGTTATTAGTATCTCTTACTGTATTAACTGCCTCAGCATTAGAGCCATTGACAAATAGCAATAGACCGCCTATAAGCACCAGACTACGCATACGAGCTACCCGCTGCAGCGGCTCTACTGCGAGTATGGAGCGTAGCCTACGTGTCAAGTTACCCGCCAGTATGTGGATAAGTTGAGCGTAATTAGAGCGTGTCCTCCACACCTTTAGCCTCCCTGTGGATAACTCCTGTGGATAACTATTACGCATCTCTACCCCTTACGATTACCTCGATCTGGCCCCAAGGCTCAAGGCTGACCAAGTGTTTAGCCATCTCGAATCGCCGGTAATGATCTACCACTACCTTATGAGGGGCTGGATACACGCGCTCTCTTTGTGCTTGTAATAGACAGATCAAAGGCGTATCGAATATGACAAGCTTAGTTTTAAGGCCTAAAGCTCCAGCTACAGTAAGCCATACGAGGCGATGGCCAGTGAGCGTATGAGTACCATCGGCGATTATATCTTTACCGGCTTTAGCTGCCTCGATAGCTTTAAGGCGCTCATATCGCATAAAGGCTGTTACATCGATACCCGGGTTAGTCCGTACCGCCTCGGTGTTATATATGTAATCATCCGGTGATTTATTTTTATGTACCCACGTGGACTTACCGGCACCCGGTGCGCCCATTAGTACGGTTATCACTGATGACCCCAGCCAGTGCCCTTAAAGCTCACGCCGGGCACTGAGTAAACTTGCCTCATAGATACGCCGCAACATAGAGGCGCTACGTTTTCACCTATTGGCGCAGTAGTCTCGTAGCGAATATTGCAGCTGATACATTCATACTCATACGCTGGCATCTTTAGGCTCCTCCACCATACATACGCCTATAACGCCGCATTTCGTACACTGCAACGTCTTTACATATGGCGGTAGGTTATCGGTAATGATTCGCTCGATCTGGTCCGTAATCTTTTTGCACTTACGGCACTCGTATTTATATGTAGTCATTTTGTCCTACAGTCTAAACATACCCAGATCATAGCCAAGCCTGAACTATCTCGTATAAATACGCCGCTTGTATCCCATTTAAGGCATAGGTCGCACTGATCGGCCTCCGTGACATCGATCTCCCCATCTAGCCCGATAGTAGTAGCTAGCCCATTTTTTATAAACATCATTTCGCCCATTATAATTTAACCGCCTTATCTATATGTAATAGCGCTATCTCTTTATCAATCTCCAAGCCATCCCAAAAGGTTTTAGCCGGTAAGCGCTTAGTAGTCCAAGTAACCGTAATTTTGCGTAGGTTAAACGCGTATATACCGTTAGGTGTTGAGTTAATGTAAAAAGGCGTATACCCCAGGTTCTTAGCCTGAGCTATAAGCGCCTCGTATTTATCCTTTTCTATAATTAACTCGTCATAATGAGTATGCCGGCATTTAAGCTCAATCTTTAGCCGATAGCCTTTACTCGTTGCATCTATGTACTCGTACTCGTGCTTTGATTTTTCAAGATCCTCTAGGTAAGTGGCCTTGATATAATCGAACAGACTATCCTCGGTCACTGTTGGGGCTTCCATTTACCATCACTGCCGACTACTTGCCAGATCGGATCGCATTGGTTAGCTCTTACTCGCTCGGTGCATTTATACGCGGCCCACGCCTTACCGGTCTTAGCGCTCGTACCCTCAGCCCAGACCATCGTGCCGTGTTTACATCGAGGAGCCGCCTCCGGTAATACGCCGCCTAAGCCTTGCTCGATCGTGGCCATAGCTGTAGCTAGCGTTGGAATATCATCGGCTACAAATTTAGTAGTCCAGTAATCGGGCTCAGTGTTAGCCGTAGCTGTCTCTACCTTAGCCATATCCTGAGCAGTGGGCCTACCTCCCTCGCTAGGAGTGAGTAATCCGATAACACGGCCGTAAGCGCTGGTCGTAGTATCTTCTATAAACCATTTCCTCATATTTTGAGGCAGCGAGTCTACGTTGCCATAAGCGTAATCTACGGCGCTCGGCAAAACATCCTCGTAATTACGGTAAGCCTCAGCTCTTATTAACACGTAGCCTTTAGGTAGGTCGATATCCTCAATAAAAGCAATTAAACGGCCCGTAGGAAATTCTGTTCTAAACCGCTTTATCCGGCTATTTACATCCTCGTAGTTATCTAAAAACCCCATTAGATTACGCTCTTATCTTTAAGAGCTTGAGCTATTGCACGGCCTCGTAAGTATCCCTCGCCGTGCCCTTGTCGGTAGCCTAAGGTAAAGGCAGCTTTGATAAACACTGCCATAATGCCGGTAATCGTAAACACTATAATAAAGTCTAAGCTGTTCATATATCGCCCTTTGTTAAGGCCGATTAGGCTACTACCCGAGTAGCCCTCTCGGCGTTTGTGATATCAGTATGAGGGCATCCACCGACATAAGGCAACTATCGCGCGAGGCGTGTCTCGAGTAATATCTCGTAAATCTTATCTATCTTGGCATCCATACGCTCTTGACGTAGCTCTATATGATCGATACGGCCGCGTAAGTTATGGCCACCGTTACCATCGGGTTTAAGCTCCGAGAGGTAAAACTTTACAAAGTGCCGGATAAGCCCAGCCCCTAAACCCAAAAGGGTACAGCTCCCCAAAGCTATACCTAATAGGAGCTGGACTCGATCCATTACTTTTTGATCCCTAGCTCACCCTCGGATGGCTGGAGAGCTTTAAGTAGTGGCCCGATTAGCCCAGCGATAAACGCATTAGCTAAAACTTTTGGATCTGTAATACCGGACATATAAAGCGCTGCAACGCTGGCAAGGCTTGCACGTGCGTAAGACTTACCGGCAGCGATTAGCTGATCTTTCATTTTATTACTCCCTAGTGCCCTTAAGGATTTAGATAATTATAAACCTAAACTCTCGATAAGGGCTTTAGCCTTGCCCGGTTTTACCTCTACCTCCCAGTGCATCTCGTCTGCACGGCTACGAAAATCGCCGCCCCACTTGAGGCCGTACTTTTTAGAAAGCGCCCGGATCATCGGTACCTTTTCAGCTGGGAAAGTACCGCGTTTACCTAGTGGATGCTTAGTCGCGTTAAGGTCGATAGCTGTACCGGATGAGTGACAGGATAATTTATCTGTAGTACCGCGCACCATACGAAAAGCGTAAGCCCAATCGTCAAAGGTGCCCTCATCGATTGGCTCTATAAGCTCGTGGAATTCTGCAGCAAAAGCGGCTAAGAGTGGTCCCACACTCTCAGCACACCTTAGCTTTCTATCCGTACCCTTTACCGGGTAAGACTTTATTTTTATCTCGTCCGGATCTTTAGAGGCTGGGTATCCGTTATAACTTGTAAGCATTACGAAAGTAGTAGAGCCGCCTCATCGGCTGTCATACCGAGGCGCTCAAGTAGTGCAGCTTTATTAACTGCTCGGCTTGCCTCTCGCGATTGTTCTTCGGCTTTAAGTCGAGCAAATTCTGCACGGACCTCAGCTTCAGTAGGTGGCTCACCATCTAATTTATCCCATTTAATTGTGGAGTAATCATCCTCGGTATATGAAAATTCCGATGTAGGGCGTAGAGACCTTATAGCGTCTGCAAGTAATAGCATTAGGCACCTATTTCTAAAAGAATCATTGAAGAGGGATTTGTAGCAAATTGAACGCTAATAGTAGTACCAGCGCCCACTATTGCATATTGTGTTTTGTAAGTTGTTGCCGATGTAGTGGCTGGATCGTCAAGGTAAGCAGGGCACCAAGTACCGAAAAATTCGATAGTGCCCGTAGCGTTTGGTACTCCAAAACCGTGTATGTCTGTAATTGTAAATACACCGGTAGCTCCTCGTACAATTCTTGCCGAAGAGCGAGTACTCGTACCAGCTCGATTTTGATAATTTTCTTGAGTAACTAAAACTAGAATTTTTGATGTAGCAGAGGTAGGCGTAATTGTTGCGCTTAGACCACTGTCGGTATAACTTGTCGAGGATATATTTGTAGTAGTCGTAGTTGTAGCCTGTACTACCTGTAAGACTTTACCGCCGCCTCCAGCTGCAGCTGCCCATTTAAGACCAGTCGCGGCTGTTGAATCAGCGGTGAGGACGTGTCCATTTGTGCCGACAGCTAAACGGGCTGGGGTATCTGCAGCTGTAGCTGTAATTAAATCGCCCTTAGCATCTAAAATTGTAAGTGGATCTGCGTTACTCCACGTAAAATCCATATCGGTACCCGAGGCTTTTGCTAATACTTGCCCGGTAGTACCACCTTTAAGATCCAATAGTGAGGCATCGATAGAATCACCAAGAGCCTCGATAGCTGTAGCGCCGTCTTTTACTAGGTCGGTAGACGTAGGTACGGGCCAGTTAAAATTAGGTGTGACTGTTGCCATTAGGTTAGACCTCCGAAAGCATTTTCCCATATAAGAGTAGCATTAACACCCGACCAGATTAGGGAGGATGGGCTCACCGTTGCCCATTGTGGCGCGACTAGTGAGAAATCTGTAGGGCTAAGAGTAAGGGTAAGATCTACATAACTAGGGCGAGCTGTGATCGCATACCCCTCTACAAAGCCGTTAAACGAGCCGTTAAACATATTGATAGGTAAATCGTTAATTACGACTGGCTCACCAAAAAAAGCATCTATGAGCTTATCTCTCTCGGCATCCGGTAAATCGGAGTTATCTAGCCTAAAGGTAATGCTCTGTAACTGCTCTCGAGGGATAGCCCTAAGGCCTAGCTCACGATCCATTACATCTTCAACATCGGTAAGGTTATGGAGGTTAGAGTTTACGGCCCGTTGATAACGGCCATAGGTAGCGATCGAACTAGCATCGAGGGCCGTAGCTTGGCTATTGTAGTTATTACCGTAATTAAAGACGAGAGAGTTACGTATTTTGCCTATTTGTAGGATGCTTTTAACGCTTGAGGGTGTAGCATAATTGGCCGATAAAGTCTCGTACCCGTTAGCCGATAGATAAGCGGTACGGTGATCGGCATCGGCATAGCACACTCGCCCGGCCTTATCCTCGTATAGCTGGCCTAAGGCGCTTTGAGCGATCTGGGCGCATAGGTTATAGCTGCTAGCCGGATCGGCTCCTCGAGAGATCATCTCATAGAGCCCGGGCTGATCGATTTCGCCAAGGCCTACATTTTCTGCATTGGCCCAAGTAGTCGTAGGGTCATAGTTAAACCACTGTAAAGCCGGGGCTACCTCAAACCACGAGTTAATAAGTAGCTCGTTTAGTATGTCGTAAATCTGTGTGCCGTCCTCCTCCTTAGCCAAGGCATCGGGGAAAAGGGCCTTAGTAAGCTTGGCAAGAGATCCTACGGCCAATATATTACCGATTGTTACAAACCCTATCTCTTCGGGTGAGCGTACCGATATACCAAAATCGGATACCTCGCCGCCAAAAACGGGCACGTAAACCCCGGCGCTATTTTTAAGCTCTAGGGTAAGTGAGTCGGTTACATCTATATCAAAGGCTGTATTATTTATATTTACGATCTCCATACGGGCATACCCGGCGTTGCACTGTAGATCGATATCATCGCGGCCGGTAGCCATATTTACCGAAAGCACGTTATCGTAAACGGTAGTGCCTACGATTATCTTCCACTCGGGTAGCCAAGTACTCATACCGCGTAGACTCCTGTATTACGGTTTACGGATGTACCTCTATATCCAGACTGGTTAAGAATATCCTCTACTGCTCTAGCGATAGCCTCGGGATCTCCGATCCCAGCGTTTACCGTGATATCTACGCTATTACCACCGGGAAAGCCCATCGTAGGATTCCAGCCGTAATTAGGTGATGGAGTCGTAAGTGTTGGTGGAGGAGTAAGAGCTCCGGGGTTTACCCCAGCTATCACGCCAGCGGCTAAGCCACCTAGTGGCCCTAGATCCATAAGCGTTTGAGCGCTAGGGGCTAGGTTAGATCCTCCAGAGATACCGACCTTATTAAGAGCCGAGGTGTAATCGGCTAGAGCCTTAAGGCGTTGATCGTCTGCCGCCTTTTGCGCTATAGCTACTCGATCGATCATTGAGAGCTCGGCCGATTCTGCTAAACGTGTAGCTGTGATAGCCGCGTTACCGGTTTTACTGATCGAGGCTAAACGCTGGATCTCTGTAAGCTGGATCTGTACGCGCTCGTTATATGCTTCCCTGTTCATTAAGGTACCGGCGGCTGTTATGGCGGCGTTATATTTCTTAAACGCCTCCTCTCGGGCTAGCTCTTTATTGCCCTCGGCCATTTTACTATCATTGATAACGCGTAGCTCTGTGAGTAGCTGAGTATTAAGGGCACCAAGCGTAGCGTTACTGATCTCCTCTACGCCAGCTAACTTTTGCATATCTGCATTTTTCTGGAAAGCTGCGAGCTCTCCTATTTTCTTAAGGGCTAGCTCGCCTTTATCCTCCTCGATGAGCATAAGAGCCTCAAGGCGTAGCTTTGTCTCTTTGTCATAGGTAGCCTGTAGAGCCGCTGCTAACGTGATCCGGTTACTATCAAATACGGCAGTAGCTTTAGATAAGGCTAGTTTTTGTTTATCCGCTGCGACCTTTTTAGCCGCTGCAGCTGCCGCTGCTCTTTCTCTCGCTAATCTTTCTTTTTCGCGCTTAGCCGCTTCTTTTTCTGCTTTTTCGCGAGCGGCTTGGTTAGGATCTATATAGCCGGGGCCAAGGGCTGAGCTAGGATAACCGCCCATACCAATTTCACTTTTTGCACCTAGGCCTAATTTTTGTAATGCACCAATGACCTCAAAAATAGTGCCAGTAGTGCCTAAAAGGCCTGAGCTCGTTTGTTTAATGCTACTTACAAGATCCGCGCCCGGTATACTTTTAATCTTATTTATGAGTACTGCTATTCCATAAATAGCATCGCTGATATAGATAGAGAAATCTTCCATAGAGTCGGCTAGCGGTTGGATGCTATTACCATCTCCAGCTAGTAGCGATAGGCTATCGACTAGACCTTTACCTATGGTTTCCTGGGCCTCGCCGGCTGCGTTAGTTAATATGCCCAGCTGGCCAGCGTAAGTATTAAGGTAAGCCGCGTTAGCGCCTGTAAAGGTTTTAGCTAGTTTATCTTGGATCTCTGTAAAGCTCATCGCCTTTAGCTCGACTTGGCTAAGGCCTAATTTGTATTTATTAAGGCCTCGTGTCTGGCCTGTATACGCCATAGTTAAATCATTTACTACGGTCTCATAATCAACGCCAGAGCCTCGAGATATGTCTAAGGCTTGAGTAAGTAGAGCCGTAGACTTAGTAAGTGAGCCGGTAGTCTGCAAAAGTTTCTGCATACTCGGCCTAAGCTGGTCATCGGTCACGCCTGAGGCGGCCGCTAATTGGCGTATAAATTCTTCTATTCGTGGAGTCTCAAAAGCTAGCCCTAGATTTTGTACCGACTGGGCTAAACGTGTAGCGGCTTTTTCATCCTCGATAAAAGCTTTAGAGGCAGCCTTACCGAATTGTACGATTTTCTGTACGCTGAAAGCGGCGAGGAAAGCTTTAGCAAGTTTTTTGGTGCTTTTCTCTAAACCGCCTATTTGCTTTTCGCCTTTTGCTAAAGCCTTGCCGTCAAAGGTAGTAACGGCATTTACTAGTAAGCTCGGGATATTAGCCATTATGCCGCCTTATCGTATCGGCCTTGATTAAAGGCCTCCACCGTATTAGTTATAGCTTTAAGTACTGCCGCCGTAGCTTTACTGCCGTCCTCGTGCCACGCTCTAAAGATCATACGGCCTCGCTCGGCTCGTTTACTGCCATACAGTGGGCCCATACGAGCTATAAAGTGTGCACCGGCACCGGGGTTATTAGACTCGCTACTTGAAGAGCCTCCGGGATTTAGGCGGCCGGCCGTCTCGTAGATAGATCCAGCGGCCGATTTATTAGCTACATAATACATAGCGCGCCAGCCATTTTTGTTACGTGAGCTGGGAGCCTGAGAGTAGTAGATCCCCTTGCGCGCTTGGTCTGCATTGTATAAAGGGAATAGGCGTTTAACACTACCGCCTAGTGTGGACTCGCGAAAGGCTGAGGTTTTAGCGGTGATCTTATTACCCTTGGCCATATCGCTCCAGCCGTAAAGGTTATCCGGTTGTGGCGATGGCGCATATCCTTTAGCTTTATCTCGGATCGGTGTCATAACCGCCTTGATTTCTTTATTCATCTCTTTAAGCAATTCTGGATCGATCTTACGTATAGCCTTGATGGTAGATTTAACGCCCTCTACGTTTACTGACATTTTCTACCTCCTTAGCTTGATCGTTTAATACTTGTATAAGCATTTTATACATTTCTGTATCTAGCTCGAGCACTGATTGAGGCGAGATCCCTAACCTAATCGATAGCTGGGCCACCTGATAGGTTAGGGAATCTCGCCCTAATCTAAAGGTAAATCGTCTAGGACCTCTACCTTTGTAAGAGTATCTAAAAACGCCGGCCCAAATTCTTTAACTACTACATCTGCCATTTTAAGACATTCGTGAGCTAAGAAAAATAGGTCCGTCTGTTTTTCATCTTCTCTAAAGGCTTTGTGAAAACCTTTTTTTGCATACAATTCAAAGGCGTATTCAATTCTCGGCGTGATTTGATGCTCGGTAACCTCGCCGGTAGCCCTTGTTATTTTGAGTCGTGCCATTTGATTGCCCCTTTGTTAGTTAGTTATGGTGTTACGTCTACGATGATAGGTGAGTTACAAGTAAACGTAATCGACTGGCTACTAATGTCCCCGACAGCACCGTTAATATCGGTGGTGTTGTTTACCAAAATTGTACTTTGATATTCCGGGTTTGTAGTAGATACGACCGCGTTAGTTTGCTTGAGTGTAATTGGTACAGTGGTACCCCAAGCCGCTTGGAGTGCAGCTCTTACAGAGCCGGCACCGGAGGCTAAGTTATCGTTTAGAAAATCTAGCGTAATGGTTGAGGTCTCGAGGCCCTTAGTAAATTTTCTGGCAGTATCTCCCATTGCTGAAATTTCCAGTTCCTCGAATACTCTGTTAATTGTTGCGCTCGTTACGTGATCGGATAGGTCTACACTATTTAATACGACCTGAACCCCGTTTGATAGAAATACGGCCATTGACCTATTCCTCGCTTTCGTTAGTTGTAGTTGGTTTTTCTTTTGCTACTTTGACCGGTACAGGCTCATCTACGATCTGGCCGATCTTTCGCAAAAACTTTAGGTCATCTTCTGTATATGGCATTTTAGCTCCAGCTCGTGAGTACGGATATATTAAAATCGGCTGTAAGTAAATCTCCACTTTGTACGCTAAGTACTGAGGGAGCTGACATACCGCCAATATTCATAACAATATTTGAGGCAGCGAGTTTATTAAAAACTGCTACCGCTAAAGTTTCGATCCCGTTAAGGTTGCCCTGATTGTCGAACATAGGCACGGTTAAAATAATCTTAAAATTAGCCATAGGCGAAATACCGGCGTAGGTGTTATTACTTGGAGTAATGTATAAATCTGCCGGGGCCACGATTACGCTATTAGCCGTAATAGTTGGCGGCGGAAAGGCGTAGGTATTCCACGAGTTAGGGTTATCTAAAGCATTAGCGAGCGAGGCTCGGAGTGTAGTTATCGCGGCTGGCATCTAGCCCACCATAGACGAGGGGTTTTGATAACCAGCAATTAGCCCTCTAATTTTACCGATCATCGAGTTACCCATACGGTAGGGACTAGGGCTAAAGCCATCGATCGATACGCCGCCAGTTTGTGAGACTTGGCGAGCTTGGAAAATATCTACCGCTAGGATCATTGCTGCCTCACGGATAGCCGGAGTCGTAGCGTATGAGTTTGTCTTTGTATCTGCTCCTACAGCTGAGCCATAAGGTAATACGCGCTGGAAATTGACATTAGCGCCGGTTTTAGGGAATTGGATAAAGCTATAACCATTAGGCCAATTAAAATAAGTGTTATTCCATACGATCGATGGTAGCTGTGAGGTAGTGCCAGCGCTCCAAGGGATCGTACCGGTAATCGTGTAGGTACCGTTAAAGGTTGAGCCGCACCCACTCAAGGTTACAGACTGCCCGGTAGTAAAGATCATAGGGTTAGCGACCATCGCGGTAATTACATTATTTTGTAAAGTTACGCCTACTACCGGAGCGGATGCAAACCATAAAAATTGGTTAAGTAAATCCTGAGCAGTCTGGCAACAGGTCTCCACGATATCCGAGGAGTAAAGATTCTCGATACCAAGGTTAGCGCGTAACTCGGCCTCGGTGACGTATGTAGCTGGCATCTTTACTCCAATCTTAAAAGAGGCCGGTAGGGCTCAAAGGGCTAAGAGCCCTACCGACTATTAGTTTTTGCTTACGCCTTTAGGTATCGGACGATACCGTTAGGCATTTTTGCGATCGTTGCCATAAAGCCGTAAATCGCTACCTGTACCTGTAGGTTAGATACTACGTTTACGCTCATATAAGCCTGAGGGCTACGGTAAACCGTAAACGCTTCCGGAGCCAAAATTAGCGCTGACGAATCGTCTACTGTAGTTTCTGTAAAGTTCTTATCCACGTAGAGATCAAGTCCAAGAACATTACCTCGGATTGACTGTGGGCCTACCTGTCCGGCCGCGTTCATCGGCTGGATGGCATTATAAATTGGTCTCTTTGTGGTATCTGTCGCGCCCATAAGTAGCTGCCACTGTGCGGCATTACCTACGTAGTTTTGCGCGAAATATCCGGTGTTTCTGTAAATAGCTGCTGCAGCTTGTGAGGTAAACGCAATAACTCCATCGCTGTCAGCTGTTGTAGGTGTTGAGCCTGTACTAGCTGTTAGTAGTGCATTTACTACGGCTGTATCGATAGTAGTTAGGTACGCATTTTGTAGCTGTTGTGTTAGCTCTGCATAGAAATTAGGGTCGGACCTCTCGAGGAGCTCAATACTGATCGTACCCATTCCACTGTACTTTTGTACAGTTCCCGTAAGATACGCGCTCTGCATATCTGTATTAGATACTGCGCCGTTTTCTGCCTCTACTGTAACGGTTGGCGCTACGCCTGTACCGCCGCCAGCTGCAGTAACGAGTGAGGGGACGTTTATAGTCATACCCTGAGCCGGTAGGACTCCCTGAGAACAAGCATCGATAGCCGGAGTACCAAAACGTGTATTAGTTACAAATTCTTGTAGGTACTGAGTAGGGTTAAACGCTGGATTGCCGGCAAAATCATCGGCAGCGGTTACGTAGAGCTTTGATTCATCGCTACCTAGTGCAGCTTTGATTTTGTGCTCTGTGTATGTAGCCATCGACACAATAGGAGTACGTAGTCTCTGTGAGTCGAGTACGGATGGACGGATAATCTTACGAGCTGCCTCGACTTTTTCAGCCTCGGCTGGTGCATCTACCGGAGTCTCCTCCGATGTATTTTCTGGGGCTGTAGTCACAGCTTCCTCGCTTTCGGTTTCTGTTTCGGTTTCGATCTCTACGATAGTCGTAGAAATAGTTGTAGTTTTTTCTTTTGTACTTGTTGCAGCTTCTAGCTCTGCACGTGCGGCCATAATCTCATCTACTGAGGCGCTCGTAAAAGCCGCGCTCTCAACGAGCGAGACCTCTTTTAGGACGGCCGCAGTAACGAGCAAGTAGTCCCCCATCGGCTTAGAGGCGGTTACATCCACCCCTACGGATAAGCCGGATACGAGATTTTCTTGAGCGAGTAGTAAAGCATCCTGTCCTCGGGTGCTCATACTTAAACGAAAGGATCCATAAACGCCGGCGGTAGAGTCGCTAAACGAAATAGCGCGGCCTACCGGCTTGTCCTGTTGGTGCTGCGCTAATAATTTTATTTTCTCTGCATCTGGGATAGCGATCGAGCCGCGCTCGAACATTACCGGTCCAGCGCTTGTATGACCGATCTCGCCATATGGTGCAACGAGTCCAGATACTATACGGCGCTCCGTGTCTGCGGCTTGTATCTCTTGGCTAAACGTTAGTAGCACTTGCATCTCCTAGCGGTGTGAGTGATTCCATCTCTCTGGCTTGATCTACATTTATTAAATCAAGACTTAACATTTTCTCGATAATCTCTAAACGCTCTTTTGCATCTACACGCAAAAACGTATCGTCTACCGCGAACCGAACTTGGTTTTGACTATTCGTTATGTCATTCATAGAGAGCCTGTCCTCGATCGCGCTTATGTAAGGCTGTAGTGAGTAGGCTACAAATTCTTTTCTACCATCTAAAATATTTTGGTATGTCATTGAGTTATTCATATCTGCCGATAGATACGCTGCCGGTACGTTCATAGCGCGCGCGATCTCAGTAGCGAGGTACTGCGAGGCTTCCGTGTACATCATATCTTTAGGGCTAAAGCCAATATTTTCTGCAGTGAGAGTAGAGGTCAAATAAGCGGTACTGCGATTTTTTCTGGCAGAATTCCAGCCGGCTAAAATTCCTTGGATCTGTGTTTCCGGTAAATCTGCACCATTATTTTTTAGGATAGTAGTAGCCATTGGAGTAGCGGCAGATACCGCGCTCGCTCTTTGTATATCCCACGCCGCTTTAATTGTAGTGCCGGCAGTTTGTAACACTCCTGGTATCAACGATTGGAAAGTGACGAGCGATCCGATACCGGCCATAGGTACGAGATTGCCATCTACAAAATAATCTTTAATCTCGGTACCATATTGGTTGGTGGTATATGTGACGCGATTATTAGCGACCCACTCAAAGCCGGACGGTCTGCCATCGTCTGCATACAAAGAGGTTACGCGCCAATATGCGACCGAGTAAAAAATTAACGCATCTACGGTAGCGCTAATAGTAACGCTGCGAGGCTGGCGTATATCTGGCTGTTCTAGCCATACCGGAGAGCCTAACTTTTCTCCGGTAGATTTTTTATAAAGTGCTAAATCGATTGAGGAAATAACTCCAGCGATCAAATTACGGCAGCGGCTAACGCTCGCTACTTGTAGTGCAAAATTTCGATCGATCCCGATACCGTTATAGCCAAAAGCGCTATTAGTATTAAACGATCCATACCCGTAGGTGGTATCCATAACCGCCGGGGCATACTGAGCCTCGATAGTCGGCTTAGCAGCTGACTTAAAGCCTAGAGTTTGGAGTATTCCCATAACCGCCATTTTCTCATATTGTCAAGCATTATTAGGGTTAGAGTACGCGTGTCTAAACGTATACTTTAGCCTCAGCTAGAGGCTGGGTAAGTACGTGGACTACCATACTTAAACCGATAGCAATATCTACGGGCCCGGCTGATTTTCGCCGGATAATTCTCCAGCTCGCATCGCTCTCTTTTGCAGCGCAGTTAGCCATAGAGGTAACGAGCGAATCTTGCCCCGAGTGCACGAGCCTTTTATTAGACAGCGCCTCGTAGAGATCCCCGGAGGCCTGATACCCCTTAGTACCGGATATATCCATAATCTGTATACCGTTTACCTCAAGGCGTTTAGCGATCGAGGCGGTCGTGTACTTGTCATAGCAGACCGCGCGAGGGTAGTAAATCTTGGCCCACTTGGCTATGGCATTAGCTACAAAGAGCTCGTCTATGGAGACGTCCGAGTGAAATACCTCGAGCACCGCTACCCCTATACGGCCATCCGCTAACACTTGGCCCATTACGAGAGAGCCATCTCTACGGCTGGGAGCTACGTCAAAAGCAAAAATAGTAAGAGGCCCGGGTACTAGTTTGAGATCCTTGTCGCCAGATTCCTCAACCGACATATGCGGCCAAGGGCTGGAGGCGCTGGAGATCCATTGACAAAGTAGCTCCGTTTTTGTAGTTTCGATCGGCTGAGTAGCTACCGCCTCCTCGAGCGCCTGCTCGGTGACGGTATAGCCGAGCGCCGGGTTAGCCATAGCCCAAGCATCTCGGTCGGTAATCTTGGCAAAAGGTGGAGCCGAGTATTCGTAAAAACCAAAAGTCGCTGGAGGGTTGGATAAAGCTCTTTCGCGTAGATCATTAAGTACAGTGCTAAAGGCATCCCCGGCGTTACTCGTGAGTAGGGTCTGGGCGTTAGCCTTAGCACGAGTGGTAGGAGTAGCCGCGCGATAGCCCTCCTCCGATATCTCTCGAATCTCATCGATATACAAAAACGAGGCGGTACGGCCTCTCGAGCCGTCACGCGTAGCCGCTACTACGTCTAACCGGTGCCCGTTTTTTAGCTCGATAGACTCGGTGCCATTGGCGTACCGGATCTGTTTTACTTGCCGGCTAAGCTCATCCGAGCCCTCGATGGCGTAGCAGACTTGCCTAAAGGTATCTAAAGCCATTGATCTATTAGAGCTCATAATAAGTACATTAGGGCTATCGAATAAGAACATATGCCCGAGCATCATCATACGGGCGAGGTGAGTCTTGCCCTGTTGCCTACTGCATAAAATTAGATTTGTCTTACGGATAAACATATTATCCTCGGATACCGAGGTCATATCCCGAATTACGAAATCTTGCCAAGGCAAAAGCGGCATCGAAATACTTTCGGCCAGCTGGGCTATCTCATCTCCTCGGTTTTTACCTCCGAGGTATGGGCTGTGTAAACGAGGCTCGGTAGCCCCCATACGGGGCTTAGTGCTCTGGGGCATATATGTACTAGTCCTGTTCAGTTTGGCCGACACAGGGACCGCTAGGGACCGTACCGGTGGTTTTTGGGGAGATATAGGTTGC